ATAATACGCTTGGCAAGTTCTTTGTTTTCTTCGGCAAATCGCCGCACTGCTGTATTATATTCTTGTTCCCCTTTATCAGCAGAGGCTTCCAGCACTTTTTGCCAACTTTTTAATACCTCTACATTTTCTTTTACAGCAATGGCATTTTTCTCGTGCGCCTCGGAAAGTTTATCCAGTCTGTTCTTAAAATAAGATATTGCTGTAAGTCCACCGGTTATAACTCCCAAAAGAACAGTCCAAGGGCTAACCACAGCGGCTATTGCTAATCCTGCGTACTTAAGTGCAGTGGTGAGGGCTATTACTGCTACAGTTACAGTTCCAACCCCTGCGGCCCATGCTGCGAATTGTGCGGCTTGAGGAAATTTAGTTAAAAACATCTCTACCGCTTCAGCAGCACCCCTGAGTTTATCTATTAAAGACCCCAATGCAGAAGTGGCACCAGCATCACCTAAGGCGAGGGCTATATTTTTTGCACGGTCAGCCAAGTTTTTAAATTTAATTCCAAGACCTTCCTGCTGTAACGCTGCCATCCTTGCAGCGGCCCCAAGCTCTTTTGTACTTTCTATAGCAGAACTTAATGCACCACCCTGTGCTGTTTCTCTGATTAAAATGGCCGCAACCTGAGAAGCCCTGAGGCCGAAGAAATCAACAGCCTTGCCCATATCAACGGTATTGGTTTCAAAGTCCCACATAAGAGGTGCAATGGTTCGTAAAGTTTGTTCCCAACCCACCATTTTAGGATCAATATCTGATAACTGCAACCCTACATTTCTCAAGGCAACAGAGAGATTTTCGTTAGGGGACAACAATCCCAAGATCATACGCCGTAAGCCTGTACCCATAGTAGATGCACGAATACCATTATCGGCCAGCACCATTAATGTGCCTGATACTTCCTCTAAAGTAAGACCTGCTTGGTTTCCTGCCGCACCTACATATCCAAAGGCTGTAGCAAGCCCGTCTATTGTCAGTTTTGAATTTGTTACAGCGTTTGCAAATATATCAGCGGCTTTACCGGCCTCAACTGTTTCTAACTGAAATGCCCTGATTGCTGTGACGACGAGGGATGCTACAACATCAAATTCTTCGAGGCTACCTGTTGCAAGATCTGCTACAGGCTTGATGATTCTAAGAGATTCAGCAGCATTAAATCCGGCTTTGCCTATAAGTTCCATACCAGCTGCAACTTCTCCGGCAGAAAATTTAGTAGCACGGGCCACATCACGAATTCTATCGCCAAGCACTTGTGCTTCTCTGGCTGTGGCTCCGGTAATTGCTTGAAGACTAAAAAGGGCTTGGTCAAAGTTTTTAATTGTATCTATTGTGGCACGAAAAGCATTCCTTATAGTCATTAAAATAGCGGCTGCGGCTATAAAAGATGCGAATTGCTTTACTCTGGTATAAACTTTTTCAAAAGCCCCGGCAAGGCTGTTTGTTTGTTTAGTAGCAGCATCAGATGCTTTGCCTTGTTTTTGAAGTGTTTTATTATATTGCTGTGCAGCAGCATCGTGTTTTTGATAGCTTTCAGCCACTTTACTTCTAAGTTGGATATCTTCACGAAGTCTTTGTAACTCACGCTTACGGGATGCCTCATATTCTTTATTACGAGCAAGATTATTTTGAGCCGCTTGCTGTTGTTTTAAAGATTGAATATATTGACGAGAAGCGTTATCCGCTTTTTGATAGCTGTCTGCGCTACTTCTTAATGCTTGAATTTGGGTTTTAATGCTAGATGATAGTCTATCAGATTGTTGAGCTAATCGTTTATATCCATCTAATCCTAATTTACCTGATTCATATGCTTTTTTAGTAGCTTTATCCACTTGATTTAAATTAGTAGATAAATCTTTTAAACCTTTAGGAGTATCTTGTACAGATTTAAATGCAGCAGAAAGTTTATTTAATTCCCCCTTTAATTCTGCGTACCCCTTTTTTGCCCCTTTTGTGGCCGCAGCAGTCTTAGACATACCATCGGCCATAGCTTTCCCAGCAGATTTTAGCTTGTTAGCTGCATCTGAGGTTTTCTTTGCCTGTACCTCAATATCTTTTAATTGCTTATGAGCATTTTGAGGATCTTGAAATTTTACAAGTATGCCAAGTTCTGCAAGGTCAGCCATGTGTTATACCTTAAAAGGATGATAGGGAAATTGTTGTATTATTTCATATTTGGGTTCTTCTTCAGTTACTTTTTCAGTGATTTCGTATTTAACGGCTTCTTTTTCCATCAGCACTTCTGCTTTGTGAATCGCTTTATCTACATCATTTAGCTCACATATGACAAAAAGGCCGAAATTATCCTTTCCGAAATTATCAAAATCAGCTTGCACTTCTTTTGGTACATCTAAGGTATTAATTTCAGGATAGTATTCAGAAGTGCCGACATATACTCGTCGTGTGGGGCGGCAAATTAGTCTATAGACAAACATTATTTTTTCTTTTTCCTCCTGAATTTTAAATAAATTGAATCAAGTGTTTTTAGAACAAAAAGTTCAAGATCGGAAATTCCTATGCCTTTTAAATGATTCCAGGATTGAATCTCAGTAAACGTAATAGGGTTGGGGCCTGCCATATCCGTCGTTCTTGTCTGATCTAATTCCCAAAACCACTCCCATATATAACTTAGACAATAAGGAATTTCCGGTTCTTGATCCAATTTTGTTTTGGCACTTTCATATGCTTTAGATCCAACAGGGGCTGAATTCAACACCTGTTCGAGGCTTTCTCTTTGTGAGATTTTGCCTTCTTCTTTAAAATCCATGTCTAAAACATATTTAAATGCCTCCTCTAATTCTTCTAGAACTCCCCCAAAAAATTACTTCTGTCCTCTACAAACTCACGAGCCTGCTCTCTTACAAAGTCATAGGTTTTATACACCCGGCGAACATTTTCTTTAGTGAACTCAAGATCATCGCCATTTTCCTGCATGTTCTTCCAATCAACGGTACACGACACAATCAACTCAGTGCTGTCTGCTTCTACCTGCTCAGAAGTGAGTTTCCGCAGCCCTTTTTTCAAATGGCGATCCTGCTGCTTACGCATAGTTTTCTTATACGCATCAGAGTCAGACCCCAAAAGTTTAAGGTGCATGTCAAGCGGTTCGCCTGAAACCGGGTGTTCGAGTTCCAGCCATTTCCCCTCATCTGCCGCTTTTGCCGTGTTAAGCTGATCCAAACTGTACGTCATAAATCCTCCTTAAAATTTAGCCCCTCATTTAGAGGGGCTGTTTGTGTTACCTGCTTATTTGCAGGGTACTAATACCGCCCGAAGTATCATACAGTGCCTGGAAGGGCAAACTAAGCGAAACAGGGCCTTCCCCATCAACGCTTAAATCACCGCCGCTGTACTTAATTCGAGGCATGTAGAACGTATATGTATTTGCAGACGCATCTGCTATCTGCACTTCAAGAACAGACTCAGTTTCATTCAGGAACTTATTAAGCAATGTAGAACCAGCAAAATAAGCTGTAAGGGTTCCCGTTAAATTTGCTCGACCCTCAGACAGTCCTACTGAAAGTTGATTGCCTACAACATTCATAGGAGTTAAATTATTTTCAAGCGTAAAATCAAGCCCTGTTACAATTGCTATTTCATCACTTGATGTATTACCGCCCTCTCGAATGTAACCACTGAAACTATCCATAGGTGCATTTGTTGCCTTATCTACTGCACCTGTAAGAGTCTGGGTAGTTTCCATTGTCTGACCCATTATGGAAAAGGTAGAGGTAATAATAGAATTAGGCGCAATAGACACACTCCAACTAGAGGGCACACAACCCAAAAACTCATGGTACTCAGTTACGTCAGTAAACGCCCTTTGAATTCTGAGCGAGGACTGGGTAGTCCCGGTCTCTATAGTGTCATTCGAAGCCCAGCTATTAAACATAGCAGCAGCAATCAGATCATCAAATGCCCCGTAAGACAATTCAACCGGAATATCGCCTGACACATTAAACATACCATGCCGCAGGTCTGAAATTTGCCGGTCAGACCTTAATTCCTCACTCTGAAAAGAGTCTTTGCCTAGTTGAACACCAAATCCGGTGACTCTCAGGTTATAAACAGTATAAGCACTGGGTAAAACTCCCCAGGAATCTTCTACAGCGTAAATTGCTTGAAATCGCGATCCTTGTGCAACATTTTCTTCA